CTGACCGTTGCTTCGGGTGTGACAGGCTTGGCCCGGTTCACGCTGATGTTCTCTAGCGCAACAGCCTACGTCTTCACTCGTACAGCCTAATCAACCCAAGGGGCTTCGGCCTCTTTTTTAAAGGAGATTGATTATGATGCAAACGGACGTAAAAAGCACAGCCGCAACCGCTAACGCTACTACTACAATTTTTGCTGGCCCAGCCCGTATCAAAGGTTTGACCATTAGCTATCCATCAGGCGGGACAGTTGTTCTCAATGATGGTACAGGCGGCACTGCTAGGTTCTCCTTTACTGCGCCAGCCGCAATTGGATCAATCTATGTTGCGATTCCCGGAGAAGGTATTAGGTGCGATGTAAATATTTCAGCAGTTTGTGCTGCGTCTACAACCGCAGTAGTGTTTTATGGCTAGCGCAGCATGGACACGCAAAGAAGGCAAGAATCCAGAGGGCGGCTTGAACGCCAAGGGTCGGGCCTCCGCGAAAGCACAAGGCATGAATTTGAAACGGCCCCAGCCCGAGGGCGGCTCCCGGCGCGACTCTTTTTGCGCAAGGATGTCTGGAATGAAGAAAAAGCTAACATCCGCAAAAACAGCGAACGACCCAAATTCACGGATTAATAAATCTTTGAGATCATGGAACTGTTGACATGGACGAAAAAGATATCATGACCGCCCGTGAATTAGCTACGCATGCGTCTGACATCAGGCACTTGCAGGATGATATGGACAAGATGCTGGAGAACATGAAAGCTATGCAGGCAACGCTGACCGCGATTGATAAAACGCTGTCTGAGGCCCGTGGTGGCTGGAAGGCTTTAATGCTGGTTGGCGGGGCCAGTAGCGTTGTAGGCGCAGGCTTAGTTCAACTTATTAATTGGTACGCAGGGGGCAAGTGATGCCCAGTACGAGCAAGAAACAGCACAATTTCATGGCAGCAATTGCGAATAACCCCGCATTTGCCAAAAAAGTAGGAGTCCCACAGTCTGTGGGAAAAGATTTTAACGAGGCCGACAAAGGCCGTAAATTTTCAAAAGGTGGTGATACTATGATGTCAAAAATGGGTAAACCTGTGATGAAAAAAGGTATGAGCACGGCTAAAGATGGCATGAAGAAGCCTACGCCTATGGCTGATACCGCAATGATGAAAAAAGGTGGCATGCCTATGAAAATGAAAGACGGCAAGAAAGTGCCTATCTTCATGGCTAAAGGCGGCGGCATTGAAGCCAAGGGTAAAACCAAAGGCAAGATGATCACGATGAAGAGTGGCGGCAGAACCTGCTAAGGAGCTACTATGGCTGCTGTTAAATACCCCGACTACACCCCGGTGGACGAGCCTACCTCTAAGGCAAAGCCTACCCCAAAGCCGAAGCCAGCACCGCCCCCTAAACCAGCTACTGATAAGTCAATATACCCTGACTCAGTTCCGGTTGATGAGCCAGTTAAAAAAATGGCGTCCGGTGGTTCCGCGTCTAGTCGCGCCGATGGCTGCGCCCAGCGTGGTAAAACGAGGGCTTAATCATGCTTGCTAGTCGTGGTATGGGCGACATCAGCCCCTCAAAAATGCCCGGTGCTAAGAAAAAAGCGCGGCGGGATGACACCGACTTTACGCAGTTCAAAGACGGCGGCAAGGTCAACGTGGCTGGCAATTACACCAAGCCCGGTCTGCGCAAGCGGGTCGTGAGCCAAGTCAAAGCGGCTGCAACGCAGGGAACCGGAGCAGGCCAGTGGTCAGCCCGTAAAGCCCAGCTTGTTGCCAAGAAGTACAAAGCAGCCGGAGGAGGCTATCGTGGTTAAAGCAACAGCAGGCGAAAAAAGATTAAATAAACAGCGGGAGCTTGAATCTGAGAACTTGGACATTGATCAGTTGTCCAAGCAAAACAGTTACCGCTTCAATCTTCCCCGTAAACTGATGCAAGCAGCTACGGGCGAGTCCGACTACGGCACTGAACTAAGCCCTGCTGCGGAAAAAGCACGTCAGACCGCGACTCGTGAAAAGTTCCCAAACTACCCTTTGTCGAGCAAAGGCTACACCAGACAGGATGAGGATGTTCTTCGTGCTGGACGCGAAGCCGCCGCTGAAGAGCGTCGTGAAGCGCGGGGCATGAAAAAAGGCGGCGTGGTTTCAGCATCCAAACGTGGGGACGGTATTGCCCAGCGCGGTAAGACCAAAGGTCGGATGGTGTAATGAAAGCGCCGCAGCAGTCCCTGAAAAACTGGGGCAAACAGGATTGGGGAACCAAAAGTGGTAAAAAATCTTCTGATACTGGTGAGCGATACCTTCCAAAAGCTGCGATTAAAAGTCTCAGCCCTGCTGAGTACGCTGCGACAACGAAAGCCAAACGAGCAGGAAAAGCCGCCGGGAAGCAATTTGTAGCCCAACCTAAAACGATTGCAAAGAAAACGGCAGGATTTAGATAATGGCTAAGACCACTGGCACCTCGGCCTTTAACCTTGACATGAACGACCTCATTGAAGAGGCGTTTGAGCGTTGCGGTCAAGAACTTCGCACGGGTTATAACTTTCGCACTGCGCGGCGGTCATTGAACCTGCTGACGATTGAGTGGGCAAACCGTGGGCTGAACTTCTGGACTGTAGAGCAAGGCCAGATTCCAATGGTGACGGGTCAAGCCATCTACCCCATGCCTACGGACACTATCAACCTCCTAGACATGGTAATTCGTCAGAGCAACGGTACGTCAAACCAGATTGATATCAACATCAGCGATATCTCTGAACCCACGTACATGAGCATTCCAAACAAGTTGGCACAAGGTCGTCCAATCCAAGTTTGGTACAACCGTCAGTCGGGGCAAGAAAATCTTTCTACAGCCACCCTTAACGGGACGATTACATCTACAGTGACCACAATTACGGTGTCCAACGTAGCGAATTTGACCACATCAGGGTTTATAAAAATTGATAACGAGACTATCAGTTATCCCAATGTAGACCCGGTAAACAACCAGTTGATTAACTGTGCCCGTGGACAGAACGGCACAACTGCCGCAGCGCATACTACTGGTGCGGCTATAACCGTGCAGAACCTGCCAGCAATTAATGTGTGGCCCACCCCGAGTGCTCCCGGCAATCAGTACATGTTTGTGTACTACCGCATGCGCCGTATTCAGGACGCTGGCACGGGTGTGACCGTGCAAGATATTCCATTCCGTTTTATCCCCTGCATGGTGGCAGGGTTGGCTTATTTGTTGAGCATGAAGCTACCAGACATTGACCCTAACCGCGTGGTGGGCCTGAAGGCTGAGTACGAGCAGCAGTGGAGCTTGGCAGAAGCAGGAGACCGGGATACGGCACCATTGAGGTTTGTGCCAAGGAATCTCTTCTATGCCTAGTAAATTTGCCTCTGGTAAATATGCAATTGCTGAGTGTGATCGGTGTAGTTTTCGCTTCAAACTGAAGGAGCTAAGAACCGAAACAGTTAAGACTAAGCCTTTTAAAATTAAGGTTTGTAGATCGTGTTGGAACCCGGATCAGCCGCAGTTGCAATTGGGTATGTACCCAGTTAATGATCCGCAAGCTGTACGTGATCCGCGTCCTGATGTGAGCTACCAAGTTTCTGGTCAGAATGGTCTACAGATTTTGGCTATTGACAGCACGGCCCCAGATGGATTTGGGTACCCAGAAGCAGGTAGCCGGGTCTTCCAGTGGGGGTACAAGCCTGTTGGTGGGGCCAGTGGGTTCGACACGTTTTTAACACCAAATAATCTGGTGTTGGCGGTAGAATTAGGCACAGTAACGGTAAGCGTAACTTAGGAGCTTGAAATGCACAAAGCGGATTTAAAACAGGACAAGAAAATGATGGCTGGAGCCGTGCATAAGCACGAGAAGAAGCTGCACCCCGGCCAGCCTATGACCAAGCTGGCTAAAGGTGGCAAGACAAATGCCCAGATGAAAGCTCTGGGTCGTGGTTTGGCTAAAGTAGCTAACCAGAAAAAGAAAGGTTGATATGGCTACCTTCAGCAAAAAAGTAATGGGCAAAGAAGTTGGCGATGCCAGCGTCTATGCGCCACCCCACAATATGAAGGGTGAAGCGGGTGTGGACATCAAGAACAATGGCTATAACGGCGGCAACCGCCTGACTGCTAATGATGTCAATATGTCTGTTGGCAATATCAGCCGTGACCCGTACAAAGAACCGAAGACAACTGGTATCAAGATTCGCGGTACTGGCGCAGCTATCAAAGGTGTGATGGCTCGGGGGCCAATGGCTTGATATGAATTACGCGCAACTGTTCGATACTATTCAGTCGTATACGGAAAATAATTTTCCAGACTTTATCCTTGCCAGTGGCGGGACAGAGACGACTACTGAACAGGTTAACCGTTTTATTCAACAGGCAGAACAGCGTGTATACAACACGGTGCAGTTTCCGTTCTTGCGTAAAAACATGACGGGTAATGTCCAGTCAGGCAACAAATATCTTCAGGCTCCAAACGACTATCTTGCTAGCTATTCTCTGGCTGTGATAGATGCGTCTGGTAATTACGAGTACCTGTTAAACAAAGACGTGAACTTCATTCGTCAGGCGTACCCAAACCCCACCACTGATGTAGGGATTCCCAAATACTATGCGTTATTTGGCCCCGCTATTGTTAGTAGCGTAATCACGACTGAACTGACGTTTATTCTTGGCCCAACACCTGATGCGGCGTACACAGTCGAGCTTCACTTTTACTACTACCCCGAGTCCATCACGACTGCGGGTACTTCATGGCTGGGTGATAACTTTGATACGGTGCTGCTGTACGGCTCACTGGTTGAAGCGTACACGTACATGAAAGGCGAGACAGATATGCTTGCTTTGTACGATGGCAAGTACAAAGAAGCCCTCATGCAAGCTAAACGTCTTGGCGACGGTATGGAGCGGCAGGATGCTTATCGTTCTGGTCAATATAGACAGGCGGTGACTTAATGTCGTTTACGGGTAATTTTTCCTGCAATACGCTACGTGTAGGCATGACTACAGGCACTATCAACTTTGCAACGGACTCGTTCAAATTAGCACTGTACACAAACGCGGCAGCACTTGATGAAACCACCGCCACATACACGGCTGTTGGAGAAACATCGGGCGGCAATTACGTAGCTACAGGTCAAGCGGTGACTGCTACGGTCAATTACGCGCTAACCGTCAACGGTAGCGTTGCGTATGTTTCGTTCTCTGCTCCTTCATGGACTGGTTCAATCACTGCTCGTGGTGCATTAATTTATAAAAATGGCGGTACAAATCCCGCTATTTGTGTATTGGATTTTGGCAGCGACAAGATATCTACCAGTACTTTCGCCGTCACAATGCCTGCTGACACGAGTACATCTGCGCTCATTAGACTTGTATAGGAAAAAATATGGCACTAGTCACAACCACCAAAGGCGATATGGACGAAGCTCTTCTTGAGAAAAAAGAAGGCTCAGTTGATAACGACAACGAGTACACAACTTGGGTTGAGTATTGGTTGAAGGGCGAGTTAGTACATCGGTCAGCACATGTTAAATTAAAAAAAGCAGTAATGCTTTCAAGTTCAGTGGCATCTTTTTAAGGAACTATCATGGCAAATACACAATCAATGTGCACTTCGTTTATGCAACAGCTTATGGTGGGGGAGCATCAGCTTGGCACCGCAACGCTTGTTTCGCGCACCAGTTTGACCGCACCAACTACAGATACGCTCAAAGCGGCTTTGTATCTAACAACTGCTACTGTTAATGCGGCTACCACTGCATATTCAGCAAGCAATGAAGTGTCTGGTACAGGCTATGTTGCGGGGGGTGTGACGGTAACTAATGCAACAGCGCCTAATTCAACAAATACAACGGCAACGGCAGGTGTGGCATTTTTTACCCCATCTGCTTCAATCACATATACCACCGTAACTTTGGCTACGGCGTTTGATGCAGTGTTGATTTACAACTCTACGCAATCAAACAAGGCAATTAGTGTTCACACCTTTGGATCACAGACTGTGACTGCGGGTACGTTCACGTTGACCATGCCTAGTAATACCACCTCTACTGCTCTAATCCGCTTGGCTACAACCTAATAGGCTTCGTAAAGGAGCCGGATTATGGCAACCGGATGGGGCGTAGATGGTTGGGGTGATAACACTTGGGGCGGTTTTCCATTAGAGATAACCGGGAATAGTGCCGCTGGTGCCGTAGGCACAGTGACTGCATCCGGGGGAAATCTTTTTCCCATTACAGGGGTAAACGCTTCTGGTGCAGTGGGGTCGGTAAGTATGGGTGCGCGAACCGTGGCACTTACTGGCGTGGCTGCATCCGGTGATGTGGGTACGGTGGATTTTCAGTATGTTGCTTTTTTAGCTGGTGTAGAGGCTTTAGGCAACGTAGGCAATATGCTTGCTGCGCCAATTGGAACAAGCGTAAGCGCCGGGGGTCAGGTAGGGACGGTAGATTTGATTCGCACAGTTACCCTTACTGGTGTTAATGCGGTGGGTGCGGTGGGCACTGCAATTCCCGGAGTAGGCCCAATAGAAGACAGTGTGTTGGCAATAGGTAGTGTAGGCTCTATTGCAGCTACAAGCAGGACAATAGCACTTACTGGCGTTTCTGCGCAGGGGCAGGTAGGTATCGCAAACTATTTTTATTGGTCGTTGATTGATGACAATCAAACACCAAACTGGCAAAATGTGCCAATGACTGTGTAAAGGATGATGATATGGCAGTAACTAATTTTACCCCCCTCCTTGGTCTGGCACTCCCTACCACGGGCGATCTGCAAGGCACATGGGGCGCTACGGTCAACACTGCAATCACTGATTTGCTTGATGATGCCGTTGCGGGTACGGTCACGCTTACAACGGACGCGGATGTCACGCTAACCACAACTAACGGCGCGGATAATCAAGCGCGTAACGCGATCATCCTGTGTACCGGGGCAAGGACGGCAATCAGAACAATTACGGCCCCGGCGCAATCAAAAATATACGTCGTTATCAATGCAACCACTGGCGGGTTTGGTGTCAAGATTGTTGGTGCAGGCCCAACCACAGGTATTACGGTGCTTGCGGGTACACGGGCTATTTTGGCTTGGAATGGGACAGATTTTGTTGTCTCAACGGGCGATTTGGTCGGCCCCTCATCTGCGACTGACAATGCCATTACCCGGTTTGACTCAACAACAGGCAAGTTGGTACAAAACAGCTTGGTGACTGTGGCCGATGACGGAGCGATTGTTGCACCCCAAGTCGGGTCAATCATCCCGTTCTACTATGCCAACCAAGCAGCGTTTCCGTCAGCCGCTACTTATCATGGTGCTTTAGCCCACAGTCATGCTGATGGAGCGATGTACTTTGCTCACAGCAGTGTATGGGTCAGGATATTAGATAACGGTGGGCCATTAGGAACACCCTCTAGTGGTACAGCAACTAATTTGACAGGTCTTCCTTTAACAACAGGTGTAACAGGTATTCTTCCTGTAGCCAACGGCGGTACAGCTACTGCTACTCCGGGACTTGTTCAGGGCAGCAATATCACAATTACAGGTACTTGGCCTAATCAAACCATTGCTGCCGCAGCACCCGGCTCAGGTACAGTGACAAGCGTTGCCGCAACAGTTCCAAGCCTTCTTAGTGTTTCTGGTAGCCCAATCACCAGCAGCGGTACGCTTGCTTTTACCTACTCTGGTACGGCACTGCCCGTTGCCAACGGCGGTACAAGCCTGACGACCCTGACAGCCAACAACGTGATTCTTGGCAACGGCACATCAGCGCCTTTGTTCGTAGCGCCAAGCACCAGTGGCAACGTGCTGACCAGCAACGGCACGACTTGGGCAAGTACGGCTCCAGCAACGGGCGGTACGGTGACCAGCGCAAGTGTGGTGTCTGCCAATGGCTTTGCAGGCACAGTTGCAACCGCAACCACAACACCTGCAATCACACTCACAACGTCCATTACAGGCGTTCTAAAGGGCAATGGTACGGCGATATCTGCCGCTACTGCTGGTACTGACTATGTAACCCCAGCGGGCACAGAGACACTCACCAACAAAACAATTGCTTTTGGTAGCAACACCCTATCTGATGTGGCAAGCCTGTCTACAGCCCAAACCTTTACAAGCACAAAGACATTTGCTGGCTCATCTTCAGTGCTGGCAGAAATCCTGACCAACGCAGCAGAGATAGCAACAGTATCAGCTACAGCGGCTACAGGCACGATTAACTACGACGTCACCACCCAGTCTGTTCTGTACTACACCAGCAACGCATCAGCCAACTGGACTGTCAACTTCAGAGCGTCAAGCGGTACATCATTAAATACTGCCATGACTACGGGTCAGTCTGTGACTGCGGCTTTCCTTGTCACGCAAGGCGCTACTGCTTACTACAACAACGTGGTTCAGGTTGATGGCTCAACGGTGACCCCCAAGTATCAGGGCGGCACAGCGTATGCGGCTGGCAATGCAAGTTCAGTTGATGTGTATATGTACACCATCATCAAGACAGGCAATGCGGCGTTTACTGTGTTTACTTCACAGACCAAGTTTGCTTAAAGGACAACCATGCCGTTAGTACAAACAAGAGGTGCGGCATCAGCCCAAGGTTTTGGTGAGTTTGCACAGGCTGCTGCTGTGCCCATCTACATTGAGGACGTGTTCAGCACGTTTCTTTATACGGGTACTGGCGCAACATTAACAATCACCAATAATATTGACTTGTCTACTAAAGGCGGTTTGACTTGGATAAAAGGTAGAAGCGGCGGAACTGACCACAAATTAACAGACACTGCTCGTGGTGCAACCAAAGCGTTAAAAAGCAATTCGACAGCAGCACAAACAACAGATACAACTGGTTTAACAGCATTTGGGACAACGGGATTTACGATTGGTGCTGATGCTGACTACAACACAAGCGCGGCTACCTACGTCTCATGGACATTCCGAGAGCAGCCAAAGTTCTTTGATGTTGTGACGTATACGGGGACGGGTTCTAATACAACAATTGCCCACAGCCTTGGCTCTGTTCCGGGAAGTATTTTTGTCAAGCGCACAGACACAACGGCAGCTTGGGCTGTTTACCACCGCAGCCTTGCAAACACGCAATACCTTGTTTTAAACACCGATGCCGGAGTAGCCACAGGCGCAACTTGGTGGAATAGCACAACCCCCACATCCTCAGTCTTTAGCGTAGGCACTGACGCAAGCGTTAACGCATCAGGGGGCACATATGTGGCATATATCTTCGCCCATGACGCAGGAGGCTTTGGCCTGACGGGTACGGACAATGTGATTTCGTGTGGGACGTTTACTACTGATGGTAGTAGTGAAGCAACTGTAAATTTAGGTTATGAACCACAATGGCTTTTAATTAAAACTCCGAACTCCGGTGGATATTATTGGCAGATAGTTGACAATATGAGAAATATGTCAAATGCGGGAAATTCTGTTTTATATCCAAATCTTAATAGCGCAGAAACAGTCTATACATCAGGTGGTATTGTCCCGACAGCGACTGGATTTAAGGGAGTAAGTGGGGGTGGAAATTGGTTGTCTGCTTCTACACCTTACATCTACATAGCAATTCGCAGAGGCCCGATGAAAGTGCCTACCGTTGGTACGACCGTGTTTGCGCCTAACGCAAGAGTAGGCACAGGAGCCGCCAGCGCACAAGTTACCAACATTAGCTTTCCTCCCGACATGAGCTTGACAAAGGTTTTGAACGCAACCAACAAGGCTGTTTGGTTTGACCGAATCAGAGGGCCACTAAAAGCTCTTAATCCTTCTGATACAGATGCCGAGGCTTCTATTTCCGGAACTTTACTTTCATTCAACATGAATGGAATAAGCATAGGTAATACGGGTGAGTCAACTTATGACATGAACTACACAAGGAACTACGTTGATTGGTTCTTCCGCCGCGCCCCCGGCTTCTTTGATGAGGTTTGCTATACGGGTTCTTTGCCAAGTTTAACTGTTCCTCATAACTTACAAGCTGTACCAGAACTGATTATTGTTAAGGGACGTAGTGCAGTATTTCCGGCTTCTGGCTATAGGTGGACGGTATATAGCGCAACACTTGGCACGTCAAATGCTGTGTTTTTAAATACAAATGAAGCAAGCAGTTCTGTGGGTAGTACGTGGGACAGTACCACACCAACTTCAACAAATTTTTATGTGGGTAATCAAGGCCCAGTAAATTACACAGGGGAGCCGTTAATTGCCTATCTCTTCACAACCTGCGCTGGTGTTTCTAAAGTCGGCTCTTACACAGGCAACGGCTCTACACAGACCATCAACTGTGGATTCACAGGCGGGGCGAGGTTTGTTGTTATCAAGCGTACAGACTCAACTGGTGATTGGTACGTTTGGGACAGCGCAAGGGGCATTGTGGCTGGCAATGACTCACATTTAAGTTTAAACACCACAGCGCCTGAAGTTACATCAGACGATAGCGTAGATACCGATAACACGGGATTTATTGTTAATCAAGATTCAGCGACAAATATCAACGTCACATCAGCAACCTACATTTTTCTTTCGGTGGCTTAAAGGACACACTATGCAAATCAGAACATCAACAGGCGCAGTCATGTACGAAGCAGAGTTTCGCGCATACACAAAAGCCAATGGCGGCCCTACATGGGACACAACAACAGATGAAGTCTTAACGGCTCTAGGGGCTGATGTAGTCTTTGAAGGCCCACAAGCCACAGGCGGCACGGTCTATCAGTACAGCCAACGCAGCGGAGTAGAGCAACTCGACGGCAAGTGGTACACCAAGTACATCGCTGGCCCAGTCTTCACTGACCGCCCTGCGACTGACACCGAGCCTGCCCAAACCGCTGCCGAGCAAGAGGCCGCGTACAAGGCTATGAAGGACACCGAGCAGGCCAAGTCTGTACGCACCTCACGCGACGACAAGCTCAAAGAAACCGACTGGCGCTATCGCCGTGACCAGACCACAACGCCTGAATGGGACGCATACTGCCAAGCCCTGCGCGACATACCAGCACAAGCTGGTTTCCCTTGGACTGTTGACTGGCCTGTGCAGCCGTAATGCTTGACCTCACCAAAGCCATTGGAGCCGTTGCCGCTAGTGTCGCCGCACTGGGGGGCAGTTACACGCTTGCTGATAAGTTTGGTTGGTTTGACAGAGCTATCCTTGAGTGGTCACCAGAGAATTTTAAAATTGTGGCTGAAGCAGGCAAACCCATCAACGTCACAGTAGCCAGAATTAAAAAGCGTGATGATTGCTCAGTGGAGAGTTTTACCCCAAGCATCAGGGATGCCGCAGGTATGGTGCATCAAGCAACAACAACCGCAAGCAAGTTCAGCGGCCCAGCGGGGCCAGATATTGACACGTTCACATACCAGCTTACGATGGTAAACAAAGAGAAAATTGCCAGCGGTAAGGCAACTTTACTGGCGACCATCAAGTACAAATGCCCCGAGGGTGAGCGCGTTGTGCAGTACCCCCGCCATACCAATCTGAGTTTTGAGTTGAAGGGGTGAAGTAATGGCTCAGTTTGAACCCGCCTTTGAACAGATGATGCGCGACGAGGGCGGCTACGTCCTCCACGAAGTTCCCGGTGATACCGGGGGTATGACTTACGCTGGCATTGCCAGAAACAAGAACCCGCAGTGGCCCGGTTGGGCGCTCGTAGATAAGCAAGAGTTTGGCGGCTCCCTCACTCCAATGGTGCGTGAGTTTTACCGCGCTGAGTTCTGGGACAAGATGCGCGGCAACGAGATTTCAAACCAAGACGTAGCCAACACCATCTTTAATTTTGGCGTAAATGCTGGTATGGGCATGGCTGTGAAGCTGGCGCAACTCGTTGTAGGTACTACTCCTGACGGCGGCATTGGCCCGAAGACGGTTGAAAAACTCAACCAGATACCTGACGGTCAGCGGTTTAAAGAGTCCTACGCCTTGGCAAAAATTGCACGGTACGTTGAAATATGCAACAAGAACCCTGTGCAAGTTAAATTCCTCAAGGGTTGGATTAACCGCACGTTGAAAGGTCTAGCATGAGCTTACTTGGCATTGGGTCAATTATTGAAGCTGTGGGCAAGGTTGCTGGCGACCTCATTACCACTGACAAAGAGCGGTTGGAAATGGCGATTGAGCAGCGCAAAC